CGTAGAAGTGCTCGAGCGGTTGATCCTGCAGGCGAAAACGACGCCGAAGTTGCCTTGGGAGAAAAATGAGTTTGTACATGGTGGGCTAGAACCACGTCGACGCATGGCATAGTTGCTAAACCATCATGTCTCGGGTCACTGTTCAGATTAGTGCGGCTAAGACCGATCGAAGCCTTGTCGCCAACGCTCCAGCGCGGCGATCGGTGATGCCAGATCCTCAGCTGCTGTTCTGGCGTCGTCTGATCGATAGCGCTGTTGCTGACGCCACACGAACGCTTGCAGGTATGCCAACAGACTCAGCCATCTTGTCACGTTGGTGGATTGAAGAACATCAACCGAAGCAAAGTGATCGTAACGACTGGGAACGATCGTTTGAGTGTGCATGCGGATGGCTAAAGCTAGATGCTGAGACTGAACGAAAGCGTCTGGTGCTGCTGATCGACGAAATGTTGCAGCAATCGTATAACGAGTTTGTACGTGCGAACCTTTACTTGCGCAGAGCTGCGGTTCTGACCTGTGCTGGCGTGCCGATCGCGATCGACAAGCAGTATCAGCTGCCGTTGGTGTCCACCACTGACTATGAACAAGTAGCCGGCATCGAGCACGGCGATCCACCACCACGTGTGCGTCGTGTAAAGGCTGTGTTGCCAGCTGCAGCATGACGTTGTGACTTGACGTCATCATCCCAATCAACGCATAACCAAACGACAGCAGCGACCAGGGCACGGTACGGGCCTCAGTCTTAACAGTTAGGCATGGGTCCTCCCTGGACTTTGCGCGACGCGGGTAACGCGCCACCGCGCGGGAGGGCTCTTTAAATGCAAAAAAGGGGATTTCCGTTTCCATGAAGGCAGCCATTGTGAACCCGGATGGGCTGATGGACGCGGAAACCATCGCGCATCTGCTCGGCGTCTCCAAACGGCAGCTAAATAACTACGTCAATCTAAAGGGTTTACCCTCGGAAGGTTCCGGAACCCGTCGCACCTTCGTCTGGAGCGAGGTCCGCGAGTGGTATGTGCAGTACCGCATGCAGATGGAAATGGGCGACGGAAATGACGGAAGTGAAGAGGGCGATTTCGACGATGAGACTTCCGACAGCGGACCCGCCAAGAAGGAAGACATCCGCGCCGCGAACCTCCGCAAGACCCGCGCCGAGGCCGATCTAAAGCAGCTGCAGCTGGGCAAGCTTCGCGGTGAGGTCATCTCGATCCCGGACGCGAAAGTTCGCCTGGACCGCATGATGGGCAATCTCCGGGCGAAGCTGCTGGCGATGGGGCCCAAGCTGGCCAGCCGGCTCGAGGGCGAACCTAGCAGGACCGCTCGTGAGGCCGCGCTGAAAGAGGAGCTCGAGAACCTCTGCCGCGAGATCTCGACCGGCGCCGTCGTGGACATCCCTGTCGACGAGCCCAGCGCGATCGACCTGGAAGCGTCCGCCGACCGGCCGGCCGACATGACCGACGCCGAATACATCCAGCACCTTGAGGACATGGAAATGCTGTATCAGACCGCCTATGAGGTCTGCCACGAAATGCATCCTGAGCTCCACCCGCCGTTCCCTCCGGAGCTAGACAATGCTGGCATCCAGTAGGGAAGGGATCGCCGCCTTCGAGCAGGCGATGTTCGACTCCTGCGCCCTGGTGCGGCCGCCTGAGAATCTCAACTGCGCTGAGTGGGCGGACAAGTACGGGATGCTTCCGCCCGAAGGCGCGTCCATGCCGGGCAAGTATTTCATCTCCAATGCGGAATATCAGCGCGAACCGCTGGAGTGCCTCAGCGACCCCCGCTGGCAGACCGAAGTTCTCATGTGGTCATCCCAGGTCGGCAAGACGCAGCTGGGCTTATTCGCGAACGCCTACTATGCCGAGCACGATCCCTGTCCGCAGCTGATCATCCAGCCGTCGGAGGACATGGCAAAGGTCATCTCGAACGACCGTCTCAAGCCAATGATCCGCGACACGCCACGGCTGAAGGCGATCTTCCCGAAGAACCCCGACACCTTCAACCTTCCGTATCCTGGCGGCCAGATCAACTTCGGTTGGGCCAGCTCGCCGGCGCAGCTCGCCTCTCGGCCGATCCGCTACCTTCACACCGACGAGGAAGGCCGCTACGGACCGAACATCGAAGGTGACGCTGTCGACCAGGGCCGCAAGCGCCTTGCCACCTTCAGGAGCAATCGTAAGCATCTGCGGACATCGTCGCCGGCGCTGCGCCGCACTTGCCGCATCACCAAAGCCTACGATGAGTCAGATCAGCGCCACTACTATGTCCCTTGCCCGCAATGTGACCATTGTCAAACGCTTCGCTGGGAGCAGCTCAAATGGACGCCCGGCAAGCCCGACACCTGCTACTACGTTTGCGAGGCAAACGGGTGCGCGATCTATGAGATCGACAAGTTCGCCATGATTCGCCACGCTAAGGAAAAGGGGGGCGGATGGCGCGCGCACAACCCCGGCGGCGGAGACGGCCGCACAGCCGGTTTCCATCTCAATGCGCTCTATTCGACCATCGGCTATGAGTGGTCAGAGATCATCGCCGACTATGAAAAATGCAAGGGCATCCCTGACAGGCTGCAGGTATTCACGAACACGGTCCTTGCGCTGCCATGGGACGAGCAGGCCGAAGGCGTGGATCTCAATGAAGTCCAGAAGCATGCCGAGGAATACACCGCTCAGGCACCGTCGTGGGCCGTCATCTTCACTTGTGGTGCGGACGTTCAGAAGGACCGTATAGAGGCCACAAAGTGGGGCTGGGGCCTGGACGAAGTCTCCGGAGCAATCGAGCACCGCGTCTTCTATGGCGATACCGATAACGCACGCATGGGAGCGTGGGCAGAGTTTGATGCCTGGCGCCGGTTGCGGATCGAGCATGAGTCCGGCCTCACGCTGCCCGTCTGCTGCACGTTCGTCGATTCGGGCGACGGCAACCGCACGCAGGCCGTGTACGAGTACTGCCGCAGCCGCGAGCGTGAAAAGGTATTTGCCTGCAAGGGCAGCTCGCAGACCGGTGCCACGCTCGTCAGCGCAGCGAAGCGTGTCGGGAAGCTGCGGACGCTGCTCGTCATGGTGGGCGTTTCTACAGCGAAGGACGTTATTTATGGGCGCCTGCAGATCCACGACAAGGCTGCGCCTGGCTACGTTCACTTTCCAACCTCTATAGAATCGGGTTGCGGGAAGGAATACTTCGCGCATCTCACAGCAGAAGCCCTCGTCACGACGAACACCAAGGGCGGAGAGAGGTCCTCATGGGTAAAGCTCAATCGCAGAAACGAAGCGCTGGACTGCGCGGTCTACGCCTACGCAGCCAAAGTCTTCGTCAAAGCTCCGTTGCGAGTTCTGCACCGTCAGCTTTGGGAGCGCGCGTCGCGGATCACGCCGGCAGAACGCCTGGTCAAGCAGATGGCGCAAGTCGCCGTCGCCGTGCAGTCCTCGCTGTCACCGGAATCCTCTGTAGTATCACCCTCGCAGCCAGCTCCTAATCCGCCGAAAAGACGGAGAAAAGTCTTCAAACGCCCCGGTTTTGGCTGGATTCAAGGGCAATAGTGCCGATATCGTGCTAATCTGATTTTCGTGATGTTCCACCTGCTTTCAAGTTCGATCTCCTGACGCCGCTGCTGCAAAGCCGCGTCGTCGACCCTCCCTGCGTGGAGGGTTTCGTGTTTCTGGAGGGTTGGCAGAGTTGGTCTATCGCGCTCGGTTGCTAACCGAGTAAGCCCATTCAAGGCTTCAAGGGTTCGAATCCCTTACCCTCCGCCAAATTGGAAGGTGCCGCTAAATGGTCGGCAAGCGGTCTCGAAAACCGTGGACTGGTGATGAGCCAGTAGGGTTCGATTCCTTCACCTTCCGCCACTTTGATTTGACCGTTTCACCACCACGCCGCTAAGACCATGCGGTGACTTGGCCCGCAAACCCACTCGACCCGAAATCCGCTCTGCCTCCGTGGCTGCGTGCCGGCGACGCGCACGCCTGGTCCGTACAAACTCGTTTGCCGCTCGGCGCGAGTATTTTCTTCGTCCTCACCGGTGTCATCTCGAACGTGCCCACGCGCATCACGATCGGCGGTGCCGGCGTGGCCGTCGGCGCTACTGGTGTCGCAGCTTTCACGCTGGCCAGTACGGACACGTTGAACTATGCACCTGGCCGCTATCAGTGGGTCTGCTTCGGCGTCGACGCCGATGCACAACGGTTCGAACTCGCCCAGGGACAGATCCGCATCGAGCCGAACCCCGCCGGCACATCTCCGGTTGATCCTCGCACCTATAACGAAAGGCTCCTCGGATCAATCAGGAAGCTACTTGAGGGTGCCGCGCTCGACGACGCCGTCATGTACAAGATCGGCAACCGCGAGCTCACGAAGATGCCGCA